GGCGTCGCCACCCTGCGCATCAACAAGGCCCAATTTGGCGCCGCCGTCTGGGTCAATGGCCAGAAAGTGGGCGAGCACCTGCCATGCTTCACCGCCGCCGTCTTCGACATCTCCGGCAACCTGCGGCAGGGCCCCAACGAGATCGTAGTGCGGGTGGGCGCGCACCCCGGCGTCCTGCCCACCACCGTCTCCGCCGGCACGGACTTCGAGAAGAACCGCTGGCACTCCTGGAGGGCCTGGGGTTCGGGGGTCGCGACGTACGCGCGCTCCTCGTCCCCCTCGGTCAGGCTCATCTCGGTGAGCATGAACGTGTCGTTCGCGAGCGGCTTGTCGTCCGTGAACACCATGACCGTCAGGTTCAGGCTCGTCACGGGCACGTCAAAGGTCCCGGAGAACGTCTGCCAGGACGTCGTGAGCGGGCAACTGACGGCGTTCGAGGACACGGTCGCGTTCGTCGAGCACCCGGCCGGCGGAATATACGACGCCGACGCGCCCAGGGTCGGGTTCACGCCCGCGAGCCCGTGCGCCGTCACCTGGACCCCGGTGCCGGAGTCGAGCGTGCCGCCCGCGTTCGTGTCCAGGAGGGCGAGGCGTAGCGTGTGCGAACCGACCCCCTGCTTGGCGAGGACGGAGAACCGCACCCGCTTGCCGCGGAGGGCGTGCATGGTACGGTTCTCGATGATCTGGAAGATCTCGATCTTCCCGGTGTTCGTGATCTTGACGAACCGGCCGTAGAAGCGCGCGGAAAGCCCCGATTCGAGAGAGCCCGAGGAATCGACGCGCTGGAACTGCATCGACGCATTCTCGTTGACGTGGCTCCAGCGGTCCGCGGAGAACACGCGCGCGACGGTCGAGGAGTACGTGGTGGCCGTGGCGGGCGCGGCCTGCCGCTGGGCGTACTGGAACTCGCGGTTGTGTAGATAGTTGTTGGGCCGCGGGTCCGAGAGCAGTTCGACCGCCGCCGTGGGCCGAATGCGGCGCAGGCGCCCGGCGGTGTCCACGTACAGGGTGGACTTGGCGGACGCCGGGGTGGCGGGCGTGCCGCCGTCGTTCAGGATGAGGCCCATGCTATCCGATCTCCAGGAAGCCGTCGGCCTCCAGTTCTAGGGTCCCGCCGTCCTCGATCTCGAAGTCCGGGGACACGTACTGCGACGTGCGGGAGACCACGAGGCGCGTCTCGCCGTTCGCGACGTACCGCCGGTGGACGGCCTCGGAGGCGAAGGACCCGGGACCGTACCCTCCGTCCTTGATGAGCTCGCCCGTCGCGCCGTCGTACTGGGCGAAGTCCCCGTCCGTGGCGGACGCGGGGCCCTGGACGAGGTCGTCGATCGCGACCCCGCTGTCCTTGATCTTCTTCCCGGTCACGCCGTCGAACACGGCGATGTCCCCGTCCACGGCCGAACCGGGGCCGGTGACGTCCCCCGAACCGCTGGAGCCGGCGACCCGTCGGGCCGCCCAGATGGCGAGCTTCTGCGCGTCCCCGTCCGGGTCCGGTAGGTCGCCCTTGACGCGGTCCATCTACCGCGGGACCTGGATGGGGGTGTACGGGATCGCGAGGCTCGACGTGCCGAGCCGGGCCGCGAGGAGCTCCGCCTGACGGGTGGCGTCCGGCTGGTCCACCTTCGTCGCGGTGGCCTCCGGGGGCGGGGGCGGCGGCGGGGGCGGCGGGGGCGCCTTCGGCATGTCGGGGCTCAAGCACACGGCGGACTACTCCTTGGCCTGCTTCTTTGAGAGGCCGATGAGGTGGAGGGCGAGGAGGCGGGTGCCCATGTCCATCCACAGGCGCTCGCTGGAGCTCTGCTCGGGGACGTGGGCCTTCTCGGGGAAGTGGTGCTCCAGGTACTTCACGAGGTCCCGGCGGATCTTGGGGACCGGCGGGGGCGCCGGCTTCTCTTCGACCTTCCGGTCCTCGGGGTTCTGGAGTGAGCGCGGGAGCGCGCGGGGCTTCGGGATGCGCGGGTCTTCGGATTCGGTCATAGGCCCCTCCAAGGGCTAGTCGGACGTCGGACGGCGCACCACGGTCGACACGAGGGTTTCGAGCTTCGCGAGGCGCTCGTTCATCGTCGCCATCTGCGCGGCGACGTTGTTCTGGTACCCGAACCACCGGTCCGCGGCCGTCCAGATGGCGGCCCCGACCAGGATGAAGACCCCCACGTTCGTCAGGACGGGCGTGGAGGCGGTGATCGGCGCGCGCACGGAGGCCTCCGGTGGGGCTCGGGGTGGGTTCGGGTTCTAGGATGGCACGGTTCTTGCAGACCCCCACCCGTGGTATATATACCCCCGGAAACGACGGGACCCAGCCACCCCTGGCTGGGCCCACGCCGGACCGTCGGTCCCGCAGGACGGACGGCCGTTCCTAGAAGGGGTACGTGTCGAAGTCGTCCGGCTGGCGGGCGGTCGACTCGACGGAGGCCTCCTCCTTGAACCGGGAGAGCTCGGAAATGATCGGGACCGCCACGAGCCCCAGGAGCTCGCCGGCGACCGTGGTCCCCGCCGCGAGCGACTCGGGCAGGCGGCCCTCCAGGATCCGCTGGCGGGTCCACTCGTACCCGCTCATGTTCCACCGGACCGCGGCGGCGTGGTCCTCCGACCGGTCCCCGCGGATCAGCTGGGAGAGGTGACGGGCCGCGGAGTCCTGGAAGGACTTGAGCGGGATCCCCTTCTGCCAGTTGTTGTCGTCGTACTTGAGGGCGCCGCGCTCCAGTAGCTGCGCGTCGCGTTCGATCATCGACCAATCCAAAAGGTCGTAGCGCCCCTTCCCTGCCGACTGATCTCTTCGCGCCCCCGTCTCGAACGTACGACGCGCACCACTATCCTTTGTTACAAACGAATCCATCGTGACTCCTTTAGAACTTTCGTGAACTCTTTCCATCCCCATCGTCCGGCGGCGGCGTTCACACACCACAAGACTACTCGACAATTCCTCTTCGTGTAGCCCGAATCGGGATGAACTCGATCAAGACTCGGTACTCGGGGGTGCCGCGGTCCATTCGCACCCGCGCGACTTGAAAGATCGAACGGCAATCCCGTGATCGCGCAACCGCGGTGAAGGCGCTCTTCTATCCATTCCGCCGTGAGATCGAAACGCAGATCCCTCCGCCTGGCAGATTTTCGGGCCGTCGAACAAAGGTGGCGCGCCCGCCCGCGGATCGAAGCACGATACCGGTAGTTGCGCTCACGTCGATTCATTCGGACTCCAGAGGCAGACGCCGACGCGTCGGTTCCACTCACCGTGGCGCAAGATCCGGGCCACTCGCGCCTGCGTCAAGGCGTCGAACTCGGTCAGGCCGTCGCGGCGGTAGGCGTGGCACACGCGCTGCCACGGCGTCATCCCGGCCGGGTGCTGGGCGTCGAGAATGGCCTCCGCCTTCTTCGGGCCCACGCCGGGGATCCCGGTGTACCCGTCGACGCGGTCGCCCATGAGGGTCTGGAGCAGGTGGAACCGGTCCGCGCTCGCGAAGTCGATGGCGACGATCCCCTCGGCCGGGCGGTTCGGGTTGTAGAGCCGGCCCGGGACGCCGCGGAGGTCCTTGTCGATCGAGACGATCACCCGCTCCGGCGTGCCGGGCGACGTCGCCCAGATGCCGAGGACGTCGTCCCCTTCGAGGCCCGGGTACCACTTCGTCTGGAAGCGGGATTCGAGCTCGGCCCGCATCTGCTTGAAGAGGACGGGCTTGGCCCGCTTGGTCCGGTCGAACTTGTAGGACGGCAGGACCTGCTTGCGCCAGTTGGCGGAGGAGTCCGGGTCGGAGAGGGCGATGAACACGTCCTCGGCGTCGAGCGTGCGGCGCATGACCAGGATCTCCCGATCGACGATCTTGAGGGCCTCGACGAAGTCCGCGGTGATGGCGGCGACCGGGCCGGCGAACTTGAACTCCTTCTGGACGGCGGCCGTCGCGCGGTGGATGAGGATGTCCCCGTCGAGCATGATGACGTTTCGCATCTAGTGGGTCTCGGCCCAGTTCCTTCCGGTCTTCGCTTCGCCCTTGAGGGGGCATCGGATCCCGAGCTCGACGCCCGCCTGGGCGATGGCGGCGCAGCCGAGCATCTGGACGGTCGCGGCGTGCTCCGGGAGGCACTCCCCCTGGATCTCGTCGTGGGCCTGGTGGACCTGCCGGAACACGATGCCGAGCTCCCGCAGCTGCCGGTGGAGGAGCACGACGGCCAACTTCATGACGATCGCACCGCTCGCCTGGAGCAGGGTGTTCAGGGCGGCGTAGTCCGACCGCGTCCACGCGCGCCGGCCGTCCGGCAGGTTGACGGAATGGACCTTCTCGTGGAGGGCGGCGCACCGTTCCTTGAGCGCGCGGAGGCCCTTCACGTTCGCGAGCAGGGACTGCTTCGCGCGGCGCCCGCGGGCCTTCCACTTGACGGACATGCCGAGCGCGGGGTCGAGGGTCTTGCCGAGCTTCTCCTCGCCGGCGCCGTAGAGCTCGGCGTAGATCCCGCGCTTCGACGTGTCCCGGGCCTTCTTCTTCTCAGGCCCGGTCTCCCCTTGCGGGATCTCCAGGGCCACGCGGTTCTTCTCGTGGACGTCGCCGTCCGTGACGATGCGCCCGTACTCCCCATCGTCGTACTTGTGGAGGTAGTGCGCGAGCATCCGGAGCTCCAGGCCCGACGCGTCGACGCCGACCAGGACGTTCCCCGGCGAGGGGATGAACAGGGCCCGGCACTCGGCCCCGTACGGGTTGCCGACCTTGGGGACCTGGGTCATGTTCGGGCGGTTGTGCGTGCACCGGGACGTGACGGCCCCGTTGTGGTCGACGTTCCCGTGGATCCGTCCGTCCGGCCCGACCATCTTGATCCAGGGCACGGACTTCTTCGTCGCGCCCTCCGCGAGCATCCCGAGGACCTTCGTGACCGTGAGGTACTCGATGAACTCCGGGACGTGCTCGATCCCCTTGAGGCCTTCGAGGACCGTCTCGTCGATCTTCACGGCGCCGGTCGGTGTGTACCCCTCGCGCGGGTCGGGCTTCCAGCCGTGGCGCTCCTCCAGGTACCGAGCGATGTGGTGACGGGACCCGGGGTTGAACGGGACCCGCTTGACCTTCGGGATCTTCTTGACCTCGGTGAGGTAGTGGTTCTCGAAGGGCTCGACGGCGGCGCCGAGGGACGTGACGATCGCGGCCCGCTTGATCTGGAGCTCGGCCGCCAGCTTCTCCGCGGCGGGCACGTCGAACGCGAAGCCGTTCGCCATCTGCTTCGCGATCTCCAGCTTGAAGTCCTGTTCGAGCTCCCACGCCCGGACGGTGAAGTGCTTGGCGGCGATCTTCGCGTCGAGCTTCTGGACCAGGGTGCGGAGCGTCGACACGTCCTGGACACAGTAGGCCAGCATCGCCGGGTTGAACTTCTCCCACCCGCCGTCATAGCCGGCCTTCCGGTTCCCGAGGCGCCGGCCCCACGATTCGAGCGACTGTCGCCCGACGAGCTCGGGCGGGAAGGGGGGCAGGTGCGCGAGCCGGGCGCGCGCGATCCGCGCGGCGTCGAGGCGGCGGAGGTGCTCGGTCGGCCAGACGCACGCGGCGCCGACCATCGAGTCGAGGAACTTCGCGTCCAACCGGCGGGCTGCCCACTGGTCCGGGAAGAACGTCCGGATCACGCGCTCATCGTAGGTGAGGCCGTTATGGGCGTACCGGACGTCCGCCTGGAGGAGGCGCTGGACCCCCACGAACAGGCGCTCGTTCCGGAGTCCCACTTCGGGGGCGTCGTGGTACACGGCGACCTCGCCCGTGTCGACGTCCTGCGTCACGAGACAGTGGACCTTCGTAATCGCCGAGGCGTTCTTCGTTCCGGGCCGGAGGTCGTCGAGGAAGAGGCCGTTAGTCTCGAAGTCGTAGACGAGTCTCACGCCGTCACCTTGCGCTTCCGCGGCTCCCGGTAGGGGATGCCGTCCTTGTCGAACTCGTACCGGAGTCGGTCCGCCCACGCGGTCCCCATGTAGATCCGGACGAGGTCGAGGTACGTCTCGGCCCACGGCCAGTGGTGCGCGACCTGCGGGACCGCGTAGTGCGCGAGCTCGTGCAGGACGATCGGGGCGTTGAGGGCCCAGCGCGGGAGGGAGACCCCGTCGGCGCTGCCCCACGCCGCGGCGTTGCTCCGCCCACGGAAGACCTTCGGCATGGTGTGCCGCGCGAAGTGGCCCATGAACTTCGTCATCGACCACTTGAACACGCCCCCGTTCGTGACGCGCCGAATGAACGCTTCGGCGGCCCGGTACCGCTCGGCGTCCGAGCCGGTACCGATCGCGTAGGCCTCCCAGACCTCCCCGAACACGCGCTTCTCGGCTTCGTAGATGCGCTGCCGGCGGGAGTCGACGAACGGGACGACGACGTCGCGGCCGCGGTAGTGGACGTTGCGGGTGCGCTTCACGACGCACCCCCGGGTGCCTTCATCTTCTTCGCGAGGAAGGCGTGCTTCTTGATCTCCTCGCGGAGCTCCTGGTGCATGGACACGACGACCTTGAGGAACGCCTCCAGGTCGCGGGCCTTCTTCGCCTTCGACTTGAGCAGGTGCTCGCGAATTCCCGTGAGCAGGGCCTCGATCGTCGTGTAGTGGCCCACGGCGCGGAAGCCCTTCATGTTGTCCATCGGGTCGTCGTCGGCGTGCTCGACGTCGGCGTCGGCCCGGTAGAGGACGTACTGGTATCCGTCGGCTTTGACTTTCAACTTCATACCAAAGTCTACCGCATCGGTCAAGTCACGTCGTCGGAGCTCGCGTCGTCGAACGGGCTGTCCGTGTCCTTCGTCGCGACCTCGACCTGCCGTCCGGTCTCGGGCATGTACCGGACGTAGCCGGAGATCCCGGTCCGCCCGGTCCACCGGCACTTGAGCGAGCGCACGGTCGACGTGTCCCGCTCGGCCTCGGTTGGCGCCTGCTGGTCCCGTTCGATGCTCGCGACGTTGAACGCCAGCTGGGAGATCCCGTGCGACCCGCGGAGGTCGGCGAGCGTGACGGGCCGGCCCTCCTCGTGCGGCTTGCCCTCCCGGCGCGAGAGGTGGCACACGGCCAGGACGTGGACGCCGGTCTGCTGGCCGAAGCTCGCCAGCTGCGTGAGCATCTTGTCGATCGTCCGGCGCTCGTCGTCCTTGAGGTCCCCGCCGGAGATCACGATGGATAGGTGGTCGAACACGATGAGTCGGCACCGCTCGGCCTGCGCCATGAACCGCATCTTCGCGAGCAGGTCCGTGTCGGCCTTGACGCCGTGGTGGTCGTAGTAGACGACGCGCTCCTCCAGGAGGGTCGCCGCTTCGAGGACGTCCGGCTTCGAGAGCTCCTCGCGGGGGAGGAGGTGGAGCGGGCGGCTCACGCACACGGAGGCGAGCCCCATCGCTGTCATTTCGATCGGCTCCTCCAGGCCGATGTACCCGATCTTGTGGCCGGCCTTCGCGAGCGCGGTCGCCCACTCCCGGCAGGTCGTGGACTTCCCGCTGCCGGTGCCGGCGACGAGGACGCTGATCTCGCCCGGCCGGAACCCCATCCACTTGTCGTTCAGGCCGGAGTGCGGGATCGGGGCGAAGGCGGCGTTGTCGCGCGCGAGGACCCGCTGCCAGACCGTCGGGCCCGAGACGATCCCGTCGGGCCTCCAGGGCTTGGCGCCCCACATGGCGTCGATCACGGCCTTTCCCTGCCCGGCCTTGAGCGCGTCGTTCGCGTCTTTGAAGGGCGCGGGCAGGGACGCGATGAACGCCTTGCCCGGCGTGAGGACCGCGGCGCACTCCTCGGCGGCCGCACGACCCGGCTCGTCCATGTCGAACATGAAGATCACTCGGTCGAACGCCTCCAGCCATTCGAGACTAGCGGCGACGGCCTTCTTCGCGCCCTGCGCACCCGTCGGGATGGAGGCGACCGGCCAGCGG